TATGTATCTTGGTGCTTCAAATGGGCCCAGTAAAGTAGAGAGTAAGGTGATTCCTAGTACATCTGATATACCGTATGAAGTGAAGATTTCACCGAAAGGGAAAAAAATAGATACATTTGAACAAGATTTGGTGGCTATAATGGATTTCTTGAGAACAGGAAAAGCTCCCTCTGTTACATGGAGTTTACCACCGAAGTCAGAAAATTATTTTCATTTTACTAAGCAATGGGATGACGAGAAGTGGGCCTCATCTATGGATAAACTCCGTGTTTTTAATATTCCTACGGGTATTTATATATTATTGGAGAGACTCGTGTCTACGCTTCGTCATATGAAAGAGAGAGGTGTGGGAATACGAGTAGGTCATCGGTGGTCCCATGGAGGAGCCGACTCTATAGCTAAAGCCTTAGGTATTTGCTTGGATAACTGTTGGGCTAATTTGATCGTAGAAGGTGATGGAGAGCATTTTGACCAGACGATACGAGAACTGTTTAGTAATTTGTACTTAAGTATGCAGATGTTGCACTATGACCCGACTTCAGAAGATTTGCCGATATTTCGTATGGTGAATGAATTTCTCATTAAAAATATGATAAATAGGGTAACACAAGTAATAGGAGAAGTTTATGCAGTAATAAGTGGAGGAGTTCCTTCGGGAGCTTTTAATACAAGTCATATGGATTCTTGGATTATGTTTTTGTATTTTTGCTTGTTCTGTGTTTATACAATTGCGAATGCCCCAGATGATAAGAAAGAAGAATTGGAGGCGGCGTTTATGATATTAGTACGAATAGTAGTTTACGGAGATGACCATCTGTATAATAAAGGTGTAGGAATATCTGCAGAGTATTTTAGTGGACAGCGTTTTGCTGCATTTATGAAGAAACATTTCAATGTAGTAATACGTGATGTCAAGGATGGGATTCCTTTTTGTTCGAAGACTAAAGATGGACAAATAGTTATGATGGGAGCAACCTTTTTAAAACATCAATTTGTTAGGAATACTGATACGTCCCCAGGTCAACCTAACTTTTTACCTTATCGTGAATCGCGAGAGTTTATTGTACGTGCGATTAATGGTAGAGAGACTAAATCTCGTGATCAAATAGATGTTCTCTTGTCTATAGTAGGACATGCTTATGGTACCTATGCCTCAAATCGAGATGCTTACGATCGATTATATCTTATCTATTCAGAAATTTTGGTTTCTTTGGGTGATAAGTTACATGATGTACCTCGTATGATGGAAGAACGAATGACGTACGAGGATCTAAAGAAGTTAAGGCAGTCTGATATCACAGTAGAGCAACTTTTAGAGGGTTTTCCTTCATGGGATACATTAGTTAAAAAAAATGTATGGGATGCAGCTTATCAAGATATTTCGGGCGTACCATTGGACCATGATGCAGATATTACAGGAATGGGAGAATTTTATTAATTGCCATTAGAAGATTAGATTCATTAAAGTTATGCCTCTTTAAAAGGATCCTACAGGATTATGAATTGAACTTTAT